TTGGTGGCCGCTTCCGTGGCGGCCTGGGTCTTTTCCTCCAGTCCGGCTACGGCTCCTTCCGCTTTCTTGGCGGCAGCATCGGCACGGGCGGCGGCATCGCTCGCAGGCTTCCCTATCAGTTCCAGGGGTACGTTCACCATCTTGCCGTCCTTCTCGCCGGGCAGTGATTTCACACCGCTCAGCGAGGTGACGGTCTCCAGGTCCTCCACGCCGGTCGAACTCTGGAGTACCTGGTTCAGCACTTCCTGAACCAGTTCTTCTTGTGTCATTTCTGCCATACTCATTCGTTTTTATTGTTCCCTGCCTGCAGCAGTTCATTCAGTCCGTCAATCACGCAGGGCAGACAGAACTGCTCTATCACATACCGCACCATGCCGGTCTCCTCTTCGCTGTATTCCTCGTCCCCGGTACTGTCCAGTATCTTGAAGGCAAGCCGGTGCGCCTTGATGCCGTTTGCATGGGTATACAGCAGGTCGGCCACCTGCTCCCGCACGTCCATTGTCTGCCAGTCCGTCCGGCTGATACCGGACGGAATCCTGAATTCCTTGAAGTTCAATTTTTTCATATCCGTATTGTCTTTTATCGATGAATACTCACTGTATAGGCATTGTATTCGTTCGCGCTGAATGTCAGCAGGAACTCCGCCGCATCCCCGTTGGCCATCTCCCAACATTGAAGATTCCCGAAGTTGTTGTCCCGCAAGTAGGGGTGCTGCCCGTTGTTCACGGACTGCCCGTTAACCGTAAAGTGGTCGGTGCGCCCGTAAACCTTCACGTTCACTCCACCGCGTTTCACCACTGTCAGCCGCACGGCAAGGTCGGATGTCGAGTCCGCCCCCAAGCCCAGGGCGATGCGTAAATCCGCCAGCCGTGGAAGCATCACCACGCAATCGTTGTAGTTGGCGACCACTTCCACATATTTGCCCTTGTTCAGATTGATGTATCTGGCTTCCTTCGCCTGGCTGAATTCCAGCCAGTTCAGCCTGAACCCTTCCACCACCCCCTTCAATATACCGTCTCCCTTGCCCACAAAAGCATAGTTCCGGTTGCTGGTACTTCCGGACACGTCAAACACCAGTCCGTAGTTCACATAGTCGCCCCGCGTATTGATGAACCTCCCCAGCAGGGGCATTCCCAGGTCTGACCAGGTACCGACAATGGACTGCATGCCATCCCCGTTGAAACCGATCAGCGTGTCATACAGGTACATCCCCTTGCTGTTCCCTTCCCGGTCAATCCCGATACGGCCGTACGAAATGCTGAACCCGCCTATCTTGCCGGTATTCGCATCGATTTCACCGGTAAACTTGCCGTTTCTCGTTTCGATGCTACCGTCTTCCAGTATCTTGAAGTTGCCGTTGGCCGTCACCAGCCCCTCCAGCTGTATATGGTCGGCGGTCAGCTTGATTTTACTCACGGGCTTGCCGTACTCGTCCTCTTCCTCCACGCTCACCCCGATAAGGGCAATCTTTCCTGTATTGTCCTGCGCATACAGACCGGAACCTTCAGGCTTTATGACAAGCCCGGTCTCTTTCAGCGCATTACCGTCCTTGTCGAAGACCGCCGCTGAAATCTTTACCAGCCGGTCGCTCTGTTCGAACAGTGTACGGTACTTATAGGCCAGTGCGTCCGCCTTGTTGGTGCTGAACACCAGCAGCGAAATGTAAATCACGCCCGTAAACGACAGCTTGAAGTCGCCAGTGCCGTTCCAAAGTCCGTCCAACGTGAACATCTTCTCACCGCCAACGGGCAGGTCCTCTTCATGGCCGAACATGTTGAAGTTCTCAAACCCGGTCTTATCAGCGTTCACAAATTCTATTTTCAACCTTCCGGCCTTGATAACCCGGTAGCTGAACGACAGATACACCACGCCGGGCACCCGTTCGCCCTGGCTGTTCGTCTGCCGGTACTCCGGTACCAGCCGGAAGTCCTCCAGTTTCTGCATGATATAGCTGTTCCGGATATAGGCATAAGGCACCTTGCCGTCGGTCCGTATCTCGGCATGGCCGTCCGGCTTCGTACCGTAAGGACCGCCGTTCGCCCAGATCCAGCGTCCGCCCAGGGTGAACAGCGTAGCCTTGCTGCCCGTCTTCCATTTGTCCATGCCGTCGGCAAAACTGCTGTTGTCCAGATAACTCTGTTCTTCGCGTATTTCCTTGCGCAAGCTTTCCACGGCTGAATGGATTTTCCCCTCGGTTATCTCAAACCGCGTCAGGATGTCCTCGCCCGTCATCAACACGAACGTACCCTTCAGCCACACGTTGTCGGCATACAGGCCGTTTCCTTTCGGCTGTTTGTCTGCCGGGAAAGCGCTGCTCCTGATGCCGTCCAGCTTACCCAGCCGGCAACGAAGGCAGCCGTTGAAGTTCTTGGCCTTCACACCGTCCAGAATGTCGATACGGGGCTGTCCGTCCTCCGTGGCCGCAATGGATATAAGGTTCTGCCGGAGCGGGGTTTCGGTGTTGCCCATCAGCACGCACTCATCGCCTGCCTCCGGCTTCACCCCGCCAAACTCGCTTACCGGGACCAGTACACCGCCGGCTATCACCGAAGCCACCTCCACCCAGTATGCTTTTAGTTTCTTACCACCCGTAACCGCACAGCGCATCAGGTCATGGGCCACAAAGCCCGATTCCTGCTCAAACACGATGCGGTAGTTGTCGCCCTGCTTCACCACGTCCTTGATCTTGCCGTTGGCAGCGGACACCACCAGCTGGCCGCACACGCTGCGCACCTTCTCGATCAGCAGTTCCAGCGCCACCAGGCTTTGCCGGGCAGTCACTTTGTCCACCGTCAGGTTTGTCAGTCCGGTCAGCTGGTCAATCCACAGCTGCCAGCCCTCACCGGTCAGCCCGTCCACAAACTCCGTGCTGCGCAGCAGTTCGCGGATCACGGCAGTCAAGTATTCGGCATTGCCCTCACCATCCACGATGCCGCAGGGCTTGCCGCCAGCAGCCTCGCCAAAGCTCACACCCTTCAGGAAGCGGATGGACTCTTTGGCTGTGTCCGGCTGGTTCTTGCTCAGGAACTCTTTCTGGCTGCGCCGGGCGGAAAACAGGTTGTTGTCCGTGGGCAGCGTCTTGTCCCAGCTTCGTATGATGTCCGGAAGGGCAGCGCCTTCCGTCTTTGATTTCGTATAGCTTTTCAGCGCACCGATGCTGTCCGTCACCTTGTCGAACTTGCCCACCTGCAGCGCATCGCTTATCTCGATGTCCATCTGCCCGGGTTCGTTCACCTTGCGGCTGATCTTGGTGATACGGCTCTGACGGTAGCCTTTTTCCGGGAAATACTTCCGGCTCTCCAGCTTCACCCGTCTGCCCACAAACAGGTCTATGCCGTGCTCCTCGATGTATACCGGGTCTGTCGGGGCTTTGTAGGCGGCAATGTCCAGCCAGTGGTCCCGGTTGTACTCGTCCACCGCAACCGCAAACTCCTCTTCGGCCAGCCGGTAATACTCATCCGGCATCCGGATATTCCACAGGATATAGGTGTCGCCTGCTCGGGGCACCAGCTTGCCGCCCGGCAGCTGGGTGTCGTCATCGTAGGGCCAGATGGTGATCAGTTCGAATTCACGTGCCGCGCTGTCGTAGTTCACCTCAAAGTAGTGGTCATCGCTTTCTCCCAGTCCGGCAAGGTCGCCCGTCTGGAACGACACACGTTTGGTTTCTCCGGCCAGCTCGTACAGGTTAGGGTCAAAGTCCAGTTCCCCGTCCCGGAAATAATAGACGGTGAATTTGTTTCCTTCATCGTCTGCCACCTCCTCGCTGCGAACCGAGCTCACCGTACCCACCCGGTGGGGGTAGATGCCGCTGAAAGCATCCTGCTCGTAATGGTCATAGATGCCATATTCCTCCACGCCCTGCTCGATGTACTTCCTGCCGCCGGGAAGCATCAGACGCGGGCTGCCGTATTTCTCCGCATCGATGTTGCGGGTCGAGCCTACCGGGAACAGGCGCGTATAGAATTTGGCCGTGTTGCTCGTATCTCTTTCCAGGGAGGTCAGCCCCTTGCCATAGCCAAGGGTGATTTCTTCCCCGTGTTCGCAGCGGCACACGTTCACAGTCTGCCCCTCAACCCACCATTCCACCTTGCCGCCTGCCTTTTCCGCGATGGCTTTCAGCGCTTCGTCGCAGTACATCCCCTCGTAGTCTATCGTGATCAGCTCCGTACCTTCCACCGTACCCGTCTTCCAGTCAGTAATGTGGCCCATGCCGTTATTGATAGCCTTCACCACCATCGCCACATGCTCGCGGGGCGTGGCCGTCAGGGTAAACAGGGGGTTGGTGTCCCCGTCCGTCGTCTCCAGCACCAGGAACCGCTTGATTAGGCTCTCGATACCGTACAGCTTCAGGTTATACTCCCATTCACCATCGCTCACCTGCTTCGGCGTGTAGCGTTCCGTCAGCCAGTACCGTTCGCCCAGATAGTCCGTGTAGTCGTTCACGTCCAGGGGCAGGAAGGCATAATAGCTGAACGACAGGGAAAGCACATTGTCTCCCTGCACTTCCTTGCTTTGCGTCGAGCTGTCGTTCACGGCCACATCCGCACGCTTGGTTCCGGCTTTATCATATATCGTTAGAAGCATATTCTAATAGCGTTTGAATGGTTATATAATCGGTTTCGGTTCCCGGAACTTTACCCGGAACTTTCCGGCATGCACACCTTCCGTCCACAGATAGGTCAGCGGGGTGAACTTCGTACAGTCGGCATACTTCACCCGCAGCTGCAGATCCAGCTGGGGGAAACGGATCTCCAGCCAGCCGTCCTTCCCTTGCTTCAGGAAATTCACAAAGGCAAAGTACTGCTTCATCCAGCCTGCCTGGGTCTTGTTGTAAAGCGCAAAATGCAGCGTCACGTCACGCGCTTCATTCCGTGGGGTCAGCACGGGGCTGTATTTTTCCCCGTGCTCTTCCCGTATGTCCACAGCCGTATCCTTCTTGGCCTTGCTCGGGGTCAGGATGGCCGTCAGGTTCTCCATGCCCCCGCGCCGGTCTTCCACCAGGAACACGCCGTATTCCGTCCAGATGTCCGTGCCGTTCACCAGCACCAGTCCGCTCAGTATATTGCCCATATCACTTCACTTTTAGTCCGTCACGTATCATTTTCTTTATCACTTCCTTCAGTTCGCCCAGGTGTCCGGCGCTCACACCGGTGTTCTCGGCTATCCGGGCCAGATGCCCTTCAGCCGTGTCCATCTTCTCCACCACGCTTTCCAGCCGGTCGTCCATGCTGCTCCAGTGCTGCAGCCCGCCGGTGAACATGCCCTCCAGTTTCGTGCCCTGGTCCTGCGTCATGGCCGTAAAGCCGCCCGCTTTCGCACTTTGGCTCGTACCGCCCTGCTGCGTCTTGTCATAACCGGTGGCTGCCGCCAGGTTGTCACGCAGGGCAAGGGCTTCATCCATATACTGCATGTACTCTTCCATCAGCGCGTTCCGTTCCGCCTCGGTCAGTTCGTTGTCCTCCATGGCCTTGCCAAACTTCTCCCACCAGCCTTTCAGTTTGTCGCTGTACATCTCACCGATCTTGTTGCTCAGCATCGCCCGCATGAAGTACTCGGATATATCCTCCGCCGCATCCTTGGCACCGTACTTCATGTTCATCAGGTTGTCGATGAAGCTGCTGTACATACCGTCGAACGAAATGCCCGTCAGCCCTTCATACAGCTGGTCGGTCAGTTCCTCCAGCTTGCCGGCCTGGTCTATGTAGTCATCCAGTTTCTCGGTCAGTCGCCCGCCATAGCCTCCCTTACCGGTATTCTGGATTTGCGTCCACATATCCACGTTGCTGCGCAGTGCCTTCATTTCCTCCGGGCTCAGGCTCCACAGGTTCCCGTCCCACTGGCGGCCGATCTGTCCGCTCAGTTTGTCTATCTGTGCCTGGTTGAAACCGCCCCAGTAGTAGTTCCAGCTGTGGTGACTTCCGTGGTAGCCGGCTTGCGCCATAGCCATCTGCAGGTAGTTCGAATTCGTTTCCTGCTGCATCTTGTACGCGTCGCGGTAAGCCGCCACACTCTTCGTCCCCTGGCTCTGCTTGATGGTGTCGGTCAGATCCTCTATCGAGGTCTGCAGCAGCTCGTTCCGGTCTGTAAGACGGTCTATAGCCGCCTGCACTTCCTTGGCGTTCCCGCCGATGCCGAACAGTTTGTTGAAACCTCCGAAAGACACCGTGTTCAGCAATCCCCCGATACCTTTCACAAGGGAACCGCCTATCTGTTTGAACAGGTCTCCGCTGAGGATATTGTCGAGTATTCCGGTTAT